TGTGATTTTTGCCATTGTCGTTTTCCTTGAAATATTTTATATTTTCTTTTACTTTTTTAAGTAATAATTTTGTTATTTCGTGGTCTTTACCAAATGCCTTATAGTATTGCTTTAAATCTGGACTATTAATTTTACTGGTGCTAGTAATATTTAACTTATATTTTAAAAGATAGTGCCTAGCCGCTATGTTCTGTGCATAAGCATCTATCTCATCAGGGTCACCTAGATATTCTTGATCAGCTCGGACCTTGGGATCTTTATGATGGCTTCTAAATATATTTCTATGCATGCGATATCTACGTGATCTATATTGACGTTGATGTTCATATTCATGTATCAATGTTTCTACTAGATCAATGGTGATTTTTTCTGCTAGTTCTTCTGTGAATAGCATAGGCATAGTTTTAGGATAGTTTAATATGAAATCAATGATGAATTGTTTCTTACGGATTTCATCTAGGCCGGGATCGTATTCAGCACCAATACTGAACTCACCTGGATCAAGTGCACCTTTGGCGCCACTGTATAATTTAACACGTACAGGATGATGTTTATTAAGATGTTTGCCAAGTGTCTTAACTAGGTTGCGAGGAGTTATCCTGCGACCAATCAGATGATTAGCCCATTCACTGATATGTTGATATTCAAGTGTTGGGTTAAGATACATGGCTACATCCTAGGTTATGATACCGCCAGCACTAACTGGCTGTATACCAGTAGTAGTCTGTATGTAATAATCTTCCACATCTTTAACAGTAGGACTGTGCATCATCACGTGTCGTTTGTCTAGAGTTATGTTCTTATTTAGGTCACTAGTAAATAAACTCTGCATCAATGCCAGACCTTTTTGACTAGGCATGACCGTTGTTGGTTTATTAATAGTAAACCCATCATGTGTTTCTTCTACAATTTTGGCAACAATTTCGTCACCGTTGACTATCTTAAATGATACTACGGTATCTTTAGCATATCCTAATTTTTCAAGCATTGATTTCCCCTAGTTTATTGAATAATTCTTCATCTGTTAATCGTGCTAAGCCTTGATAACCACCTTCTACGAACAGTTCTTCACCCTTGTAGATCTGAGGTGCTGTGCGATGCCCTTGGGCTATCAACCACTCACGTGCTTCTTGATCTTCATCGATCTTAATTTCTGTGTATGCGATATTTTTTGTTTTTAATAAGTGTTTGGCCTTGTCGCAAAAAGGACAATAATTTTTACTGTATACTGTTAACATCTTATAACTCCGGTAGATCGTCATACTCAACACTGTCACCCATGACTCCGATCACATAATTTGTTGATTCGTTTTCTTGTAATGCTGTTTGTTTTTTACTTGTATCGCTGTGTTTATTAAACCAAGGTATAGGTGTGGTCTTAGGTGCAGGGTTACTGTACTTAATACCAATTTCTTTTAGTGCTCCTACCGCTGTGTAGTCTACAAACTCTTTTAAGATAGCAGCGTTAAGTCCGATCACTGGACCTAGCTTAAACAAATAGTCTGCCCAGGCCTTTTCTTCACCGATAACATCAAGATACATTTGATAAACTTCAGCTTCACATTCTGCTTTGATATCTGCAAAGCGTGGGTCTTCTTTGACCACCTGATTGATCAAGAAAGCCGTCCACTCTTTATGTAGTAATTCGTCTTGTAAGATCAGGCTGATAATATTACCATTACCAATAAAGATCTTATTCTCAACCATGGCTAAACTTGTAGCAAAACTTACCATAAAACGGAATGCTTCTAAACCATAACTAGCATGTAGAGCTAACCATATGGCTTTGATGTGATCACGTTCATCTATCTTATTACCCATTTCTTTACGACAATTAATCACATGTAACTTATCATAGTAGTTGCCAATGTTACTAGCCATGCCTACGATTTCTTCAGTGTCGTGGATGGTGTTGAATACATCTTTAGGCACGTTATAGATGTTACGGATAATATGGCTGTAACTCTTGCTGTGGATATTAGTTTCAAAGAAGCTCCAGTTACTGATAAGTGCTTCTAGTTCTGGTAGACTCACCACTGGGCCAAACACTTGATTAGGGGCACGACCTTGTAGGCTGTCTAAGGCTGTCTGACGTAATAGGTTGCTGGTAAAGATATGTTTAACAGCATCGCTGGCATCTTTGAAATCTTGACTGTCTTTAGTCAAGCTGACTTCTTCTGGTTGCCAAAAGAAACCTCTGGCTGTAGTTTCAAAGTTAGCAATTTTATTATATTTTACTTCTTCAAAACGTTGAATGGTAACTGGACCTGCTGGGTCGAGAAACATCTTGCGTTGTAGATAGTTGGTCTTTGTTGATAAATTATATTGTTCTTTACTCATAGTTTACATGCCTCGCAATCTTCATCGGTTTCATCTGGTTGTGCCGCTAATGTTGGTGCAATTTCCGCATCTGCTTTTGCACCTTGTTTATTGATCAGGCTGTAGTAGAATGTCTTGATTCCCCAAGCATGTGCCTGCATTAAGTTTTTAGCAATTAGTGTACTTGGCACTTTACGATCTGCCCAATGTGCTGGATTGTAAAATGTGTTTGTACTAATACTTTGATCCACATAAGCCGCTAACACTGCCGCAGTTTTTAAATAACCATCACAGTCCTTCTGTTCCCACATCAGTTGATATCTATTCTTTAATTTATTATACTCTGGTACTACCTGTATAAAGCTACCTGCTTTTGATTCTTTAACTGAAATTAAACTCATCGGCATTTCAATACCGTTAGTTGAGTTAATAACAACACTACTACTTTCCACAGGAGCGATAGCCATCAATGTAGCATTACGCACGCCATATGATCTCATGTCGCTACGTAGTTGTTCCCAATCTAGTTCACGTGTTGGCGTAAAGTCTGCTAATTTATTTACACCTTTAGCACGATTTTCCCAGGGGAAGTAACCTTTACCATAGCGTGTATGCTCACTGTGTACGCAAGCCCCACGTTCTTTAGCAAGGTCAACTGTTGCTTCTGTTAGGTAGAATGCCTGATGTTCCATCCACGTTTTAACTTCTTGTAGTGCATCTTTCTCACCATAGCGTAGATTCTTTTTAGCATGCCAATAAGCAAGATTGGTAATACCAATTCCCAATGGTTGTATTTCATCGTTGCTCAACTTACTTTGTATGCTTAGGAAATCTTGATAGTCGAGAATATTACATAGACTACGTTGTAGGATGCGACAAGCACGACGCATGTCTTCTGGGTTGCGGAATGCACCCCAGTTGATACTTCCTAACGTGCATAGAGCTATGCGACCATTTGGATCATCCAAGCGTTTGAATGGCTTGGTGGGCAGTAGGATTTCGCAACAGAGGTTACTCTGATAGATGGTATGATACTCAGGATTGAATGGTCCTTGCTTCATTACATTGTCAATGAACACAAGATAAATTCTACCAGTGTCGGTACGTTCTTTTAAGATGCCACCTTTAAATACTTCTTCCGCACTTAATACTTTCTTACGCAGACCTTTTTGTTTCTCATACTTAACGTACAACTCTTCAAAAAGTTTTGTATCTTTATAAAATGCTTCATACAGGTCAGGCACTTCGTTGGGATCAAAGAATGTGATATTTTCTTTGTTCTTAAATCGTCGCCAGAACATAGCGTTAAGCACAACACCGTAGTCCATATGACGCACACGTGTTTCTTCTGTGCCTTGATTATTCTTTAAAACTATCAAATCATCAAACTGATGATGCCAGATGGGATAGAATACTGTAGCACTGGCATTACGTATACCACCTTGGCTGCAACTACGCAAATCACCAAACCATTTCTTAAGGAAGGGGATCATGCCTGTGTGCATGATTTCCCCGCCTCGTATAGGACTCCCTAACGGGCGCAAACGACCTATCTCTAGACCAATACCAGCACGCTTGCTGGCATACTTGGCCATCATCTCTCCTGATGCAAAGATACTATCTAAGTCATCATCTGATTTAATCAGCACGCAACTGCTGAACTGTTTTGTAGGGGTACCCAAACCAGCAAGCACTGGAGTGGCGAGCGTGAACAATCCGTCACTGGCGCAGGTATAGTAATCTTTAATATATTTTAATCTTTGACTGGGATTCTCTTTATGGAAAACTGTTGCGGCTGCTACCATGTAGCGAACCTGTGGGGTTTCGTAGAGTTGTTTAGTTGATCGATTCTTAACTAGATATTTTTCAATCAGCTGTTCAATAGCCGCATAACTGTATTCTTCATCTTTAGCATGATCGATAAGTTCTTCCATCTTGTTCCACTCTTCTTCAGTATACCACTCAAGAAGTTCTTGTGTATATAATCCTGTGGCTGTATTTGTTTTTACAATTTCGTATAAGTGTGGGACCTGATAGTCACCATAGATGTCTTTGCGTAGCATTGACAGTCTTTGTTTGCCTGCTACAAACTGATAGTTAGTGTGACCTACTTCTGGTTCGTGTTCTACGTCGATGAGATCGACGATAGCACGCAAGGTGATCTCATCAATTTCACGGGTGCTGATACCATCATAGAAGTGCGGTTGCGCTTTGATCTCGATCATACTCTGACTAACATCAGCTATACCTTGACATACCTTAGCTACCTGTAGTTGCCATTTTGTAAGATCCAATGGTACGATCTGTCCACTGCGTTTCTTGACTTGAATAGTGCTCACTTGAAACCTCTATTTGTTTAATATTTTTCTAACTGTAAATCTGTGCTCGAATATTGATATAGCAGATGCAACTGCTTTTCTTCTATCTGTTTTGTATTTACTATTTCGTAGGGCCAGTAATTAAGAATATATTTTCCCTGGTCTATCCATGCCACTGTGTATCGTTCCTTGTCCTTGTAATCATAATACATGTGTAGTTTTAAATCCACGGCTCTATGACTGGTGAAGTATATAGTATATAGCATTCCTAGGCTTTTAGCAACATTACAATAGTAATTTTCGGCTAACAATGTCCAGGGATCTGGCCAAGAGTTTGGTTCGCTTGGATCTAGATAATAGTTAACGTAAGGAGCCGTGCTCCACATGCCGTTAAGTTCTCGGATTGCTTGATCTAATGGTAAATCGCTAAGTTTGTGTCGAAAGTTCTTCCATTCTGCCAGCCTATCATTGACCCGCAGATTCCAAAAATTCGTCCACATTTTACGTAAATGATTGTAGGTAGTAGGTCAGATTGCCAGTGGTGGTCGCCGTTGACGTATATCCTAATACTGCCGTTTTTGTACTAGCATTACCTGTGAAATATAGGTTAACTCCGGTGTCGCCCGACTCAACATAGTCATCAGAAAATGTTATTAAATTGCCCTGTGTTTGAACCACCGAAATGGTTCCTGATCTGACATGGGCATTCATGACTATCCTATAGTTAAGATCTCTCGCACCATATGCTTCAATCGCCACTGCGGTTACATTGGCCAGTGTTGATTGATTATTGGATAAAGTGACTGAAACTGGTATGAGATTACCAAGTTGGCTAGTTATAGCGGCAGTGATCGCTGATATATTAGCCACATTAGCATTCAAACTATTAAAGCTGTTTATGATAGATGCAACAGTATATTCTGTCGAGATCTCAGTTACACCAGTTTCAGGAGCACCTTCTGCCAGGGTGCCTTTACCGATGAATAATTGTTGGGTATCTACACACCAGCCAAACTCACCCGTGTCCAGCGCCGGTAAATTTTCATAAAGTCCACTGCGTACCTGTATCTTTGCTACTTCTAAAACAGCCATGTTGTCACCTTAAGTCGTTATCTAGTATTTATGCTAACTTATAATACTGCTCGACTCTGTCAAACCAACGGTCCATCCAGATCGTCCATTCGTTTCCTGACACTGTCCAAGTTTGGAATTCTGGTCTGGCGAATGTGTTATCTTCCAGTAGTTTAGGTGCCACAGCCATTAAGATCACACCTTGTTTAATGTCTGTGCCATGGACTTCATTATGTGCGGCAGCATAGGCGCATAATTGAAGGAAATAGTCTTCAATCCACTCGGTTTTCTTAGGTTTATTAGTCTGTTTGTAGTCGATAATTGCCGGGCTACCCTTGTATACTCCACAGGCATCTGTAGTACCCGCATACAGGCCCGGAACGTATAAGGGCACTTCTATGCCCCATACTTCATCTACGTGTTTAAGTCCATGTTCTACGATCTCTTGTGCCATAGCATAGCTCTGTTGGCTATTTGGATTAGTTCCGGGAGTGCCCATTTCACGATCGTTACGCACATAGTCTTCTAACCATTTGTGCATGCGTGTACCACGGCTGGCAGCTTCTGTGGTAATCTGTTGGGCTTTATCAGTTCCTACTCGTTTACGCCAATTTTCAAGAGCGTCTCGTTTCTCTTGTGGTTTGGTACGATCAAGTATCGTAGTAACACTAGGAACACGTGATCCGTCGGGTAAAGTATAAAGCCTTTTGCCTTCTATTGTATCGCGATTAATGGGGGTATAGTTGTATTTTTGGATAAGCATAATTTATTATAAAGTATTTAATCAGACAATGCAAGTTAAATATTAGTATGAGTTTATTCAATACTGCAATTCACTATAATGTTTATCTAGATATTCCAGATGATATAAATTTTTCGTGGAATTATATCTACGACGATACTGTTTTTAATTTAGATAATTTTATACAAAATTTAAATATTAAAAATAATCAAAGCCTGATCGTATTATGGGGAGTTGATCGAAGAATAAATGTCAAAGATCGTAGGTTTAATAAATTAAATGAATGGTATCATAGCGTAAAAAATCCTATGATTTTATTCAACGGTGCAGTATACCAAAACAGCCCAGGCGTTTTAAGATTTCCATATCAACAGATTGAATTTTTTCGATATTTGAGTAAATATTCAATTGGTGAATTTACGCCTGTAATTAATAAAAGTAAAAAATTCTTTTTTGCCAGCACCAAAGATTATCTCAGCAGGAGATATATTTTGCAATCTTTAATTAATAATGGATTTAGAGAACAAGGATATGTAGCTTACAAATGTATAGAGAGATGTCATACCAATGAACCATATGATCCAACTAATCTACAATTAATACATGATGCAGGCGCCAGCATAGACCATTTGTTGCCTATACAAGGATTCAACGATACTATAGAATATAGAGATATTTCAACAGATGTTTTTTCAAACGCTTATTGCTCCATAATCACTGAAACATTTTTCACAGGACCGTTGTACTTTTCAGAAAAGATATTCAATAGTATGCTGTATAATCATATATTTGTGTATTTAGGGCCGCCACACAGTTTAGCATATTTAAGATCGTTGGGATTCAAAACTTGGGCCCATATAATTAATGAAAGTTACGATACTATAGAAAATCCAGCAGAAAGATTATATGCTGTGACTGGTTCTTTTATTGATTTTTTATCTAAGCCCTTAGAAGAAATCCAACAGATCTACCAAGAGAATTTAGATATAATTAGTCACAACAGGAATTTAGTACTGTCAACGGAAATAAATCATACTATCGTATCAGCTATGCGATCAGCGATAGCTGTTAAGAATTAGTCACATGATCCTGTTTGATTTCACGTACAGGATCGCCTAGTATTTTAGCAAAATCATTTTTAAGATCTACACGCCTATATCCAATATCACGTATATATAATGCACGCCGACCAATTTCTTCTAGAGGTAAGTTATCAATCTTGGCTTTCTTAAAGTCATCTTCCAATGACCAAACATATCTATGATGTTCTATTAATTCTAATAATTTAGGATTCGATAGATCGATTATAATTTCGTTTATCTGATCAAGATAAAATTCAAGTTCTTCTTGATTAGCACCATTGGTTTTTTCATGTTTGACTACGGCGATAGCATAGCGATCTACTATTTCGATAACGGGAAATTTCATAAAGATATTTATACAGTGAAACTTTCTCCGCAGCCACAGCGTGCAGATTCATTGGGATTTATAAACTCAAATCCCTCGTTAAGACCTTTCTTCTGATAATCAACCTGAACCCCATCGAGATAGGTCAGATCTTTCTGGCTGATCACTAGCCTGACACCTTTGTCGACGAATTCAACATCGCCTTCAAACATTCGGTCCGCGAACTCTAACACATAGGCCATGCCACTGCAACCAGTGGTTTTCACTGCGAGACGCATGCCGATACCACGACCACGATTATCTATGGCGGCTTTTACTTTGGTAGCAGCTATATCTGTTAGGGTTATCATTTGTTTTTATTTTTTTCTATTATTCTATTCCACACAGTTTGTCTTTGTTCATCGGTAAATTCGTACCATTCAAAGGCTTCATCCTGCGTTCGAAAACAAGCACTGCACTCACCACCGATGAATTGGCATACGCCTATACAAGGGCTATCAATGGGGTTTCGTTTCATGTTTATTTCTATAGTCCGCTATGGCTGATTTGATCGCATCTTCTGCAAGCACTGAGCAATGTATCTTGACGGGCGGTAACGCGAGTTCTTCTGCGATATGTGAGTTTTTGATGGTCTGAGCCTCATCCAGCGTCTTGCCCTTGAGGAGCTCGGTGACAAGGCTAGAACTAGCAATAGCACTGCCACAACCATACGTTTTAAATTTGGCATCTGTTATGATCCCCTCATGCACTTCAATCTGTAATTTCATTACATCACCGCAGGCTGGTGCACCTACCATGCCTGTTCCTACATCTGGACTATCCTTGTCCATGGTACCCACATTACGAGGATTTTCGTAATGGTCTAGAACTTTTTCTGAATAAGCCATATTATAAATCTCCAATAGTATACTAAAATACTACAGTATTTAGTGTGCTATGTCAATGGTTTTGATTAAATTGCGGCGCCACGTGTTTTGGCCGCACGTTTGGCCATGTTTGCGACTGTGTCTACTGGAGCATCAGTGGTTTCATCACCAATGTTAGTAGTAGTTTCTGTTTCATCATCTGTTGGTCCGATTGGATTCAACTCAATGAAATCTTTGTTAAATGATTTGACCAGATTTTTTACTGCGGGGTTGTTCTCATTGGCCTGTACTAGTGCGTCATAGTCAAAGGTGCGATCTGTGTTGCGCACCAAATTAATCAGGCTCTGTGTGCTGACGTTTGGAAGTTTTTCTTTGTCTTTGTAGCGATGTTGGATAAGTTCCAGAGCCGTTAGTAAGTTAGACTCTGGAGTATTTGTTGGGCCATGAACGAATTCATTTAAGCGCACGATTAACGCTTTTCGCGACCTAGTTCTTCTGTGCCACCAACTGCAGCATCTGTAGCACCAAATGCGTCTGTTTCATCAGCGTCCAGATCACTGGCAGGGGGAGGAGGTAATTCACCACCCATGTCAGCTGGTTGATCGCCTGGCATGGCCATTGGTTGATCAACCGCTTCACCGCTTAATACGCGAACACCATTGTCAACACCTTCACGTGCAGCCTGTAGATTTTGCATTAATGTGCTTAGAGTTTCACCTACTGCTGATTTGAAAGCTTCAGATTGTTCTGAACCAATTTGATCGCGGATTGAATCTAATAATTGTGGTAGTTGCTCATTCTGCATCTTGCCTACTTTTTCGATAGCATCTTGCACTGAATCTACCATGTCTTTAGCAGCCAATAGCACTTCTGCATTACCAACTTCGCCTTCTGTTAATTGTTGGCGATGTTGTTCAAGCCAGGTGTTTAGGCCTTCTTGCACTGTCAACAATTCCATGTAGCGTGGATTAGTTTCTGCTGTGTGTAGTGCTACGCTGTGGCGGATCTTGTCGAGATTCGCCACGATGGTTTCGCTGAGTTTTTCTGCTTTGTCAACAGTCAATGAGCTGAAATTAATGGCAAAACCAAAGCGGCTTTCCATAACTTTGTTGATGCTCTTTGTTGATTTCATAGACATTTCTGCTAGTTTCATGGTTAATTTCCTAATTACAGTTTAATATATTTAGCCAAGTTTAAAGATTTCCGTAATTCTTTCTTGGCCTGTTCGATGCGATCCATGGTTTCTGTGTAACGGGCCGAGTAATATTCTTCACCCCAATCATCACCTTTGGCCTGTGCTTTCTTATAGCGTTGGCGATATAGACTAGCATCAAATTCCAAACGATTTAGCAGACTATCGCAGTGTTGTATGTCCTTGGCCAGCTGTATTTTCTGTTTATGCAGGGCTATACAGTAATAGATAGCATCCTTGCGATTGAAGAAATCAAATAGCTGTTGATCACCATCAGTTACTCGCCAGCAACGCTCATCTATATTAAGGATCTTGTATCGGCCCACGAGAACATCTTTGCCTAATTGATAACAAAAAGGTAATTCTGTGGGATCGTTGGCTAATTTTGCGAGTTCTTGTTGTGTAAATCGCCGTATCTTTTCGACGTCAAACTCAGCCGGTGCGTTTTTTATAGTAGATTTTGCCATCAGTATTCGTACGTAGAAGCACATCCTTGACTGTCAGTTGATTAGCTAGGATCTGCTCACGCTCTGTTAGGTGGCTCTTGGCTATGGGTGTTGCACCAATGAAGCGTTCTAAGAGTTCTGCTTCTTCATTGTTGACGGGTAAGTGAATGTTATTGTATAATTCGACTATCTTCATGTAAGTATTTAGTTACTTGAAGAGGGCTGATCCGATAAATCCGATGAGTCCTGCTAGGATTACACCTAAGATGCTGACTAAGGTGCTGACACTTTGCTTGCCGCGACCTTCAAATTTGTCGTCTAGACTGGCCTTGATGCTGACTAGGTAGCCTTCAAGTTTTTCCATACGATGTTCTAAGTTTTCTAGTTTAGTTTCCAAGTTGCTGTACCTCACAGCACATATCTCAACGTGGGCTTCTAGATTCTGTTTCTCAATTTCTGTTGGTTTGGCCATCTCGCCTTCCTAAGTGAGCGATGCCGTCTTTTGAGTGAGCCTTAACAATGTGCCTTAATATGTGCCTTAATGAATGC